AGCCAACGGTATTTGCCGTATGCTTTGTTTCCGAGCGTAAGAGGAACGGCAATGCCTCCGCGCTCATAAGTCCATATTCGGTTAAGCTCTGTCATTGGGTCAACTCCGAGATACCTTGACAATTTTATAGAAAAGGTAAAGCCGTCCGGGTCTATACTCACAAACTCCTGCAGGGCATTATCAAGATGTCTTGCGTGAGTTTGTATTTTCACAGAGCCGCTCCAAGTGGCTTTGTCTATTGTTTTGATGACCGAATCCGATACCTCGAATGCGACATCTCCAAGACTACCTATTTTCATAATTACAACGCCCCCAATACATACCCGTCTCCGTTAAAGCCGGTTTCGTAAATGCAGATTACAATATCGTCAATACTCGGAAGCCAGGGCGCTATTTTAACATTATGAGAGTGTGATGCAAAGGAGGCATCTCCGGAGCCGCCGGATGTTGCTTCTGTTCTTTGCTCACTGTCCTTTGATGGAATAAAAGGTGAGTTTTTAAGGACTTTCAGCCACCCCGATACAAAATCGTCATCAGGAAAGTAAACTCTAACCTCTCTTGTTTCTGCGTTTACTGAGCTGACCTTGCCCTTTCTAACAATTCCCTCGTTCACAAGCACCCTCCTTTGTTATCGTAATAATTCATTTACACGCTTTTGCACCGCGTTATAATCATATCCCGCCTCTGTAAGTCTGCGCTTTCTTTCTGCTCCGTTACCCCAATTACCGCGAATAACCTCACGCGCCAATTCGTCAACAGACTTTGTGGCCGTTGTGGTCGTTGTCGCAGCACCCTCGGCTTTGTCGAAGTTAAGAGCACGGCGCAGAGTAATTTGCGTAGTGTAACCGGAATTTGATATTGTGTGCTTTGCCTGTTTGATGATGTATTTACCGTCCCAAGCACCCCATCCTTTAAGCTCGACCGCCAAGCCCGCTAAAAGTGTCGGGTCGCCCGGAAAATCAAATGTTGCGGTAAACTCGTATTTGTTGTGAAGCCTCAACATCTTTTTTGCAAGTGCCAGAGCTTCGGTAGTGTTTGCTACCTTTTGCTTGATTTCAAGACATTGGTTATCTTCTTTGCTTTCGTCATAGTCTTTCACATAGGCGGTAGCGGTGATAAGATTTCCGCTTGTGTCGGTGTAGCTCACGCGGCAACTCGTATAAAGATTGTTTTTTCCTGTGTTCAGTTTATACTTTGTGTAGCCTCCGGCTTTACCTTTCAAAATGGTCTTAACACTTGCCTTGCTTTCATAAGCTGCCTGGTCGAAAATGACGATTATGTTATTTGTGATTTTCAAAGAAAAACCTGCATCCTGACTTAGCTTTTGCAAAAAGCCTATGTCGCTGATCCTGTACTGTTCCACTCTCGGATATGTCGTATCTGTGGAACATAAGAACATACAAGTCATACCGTTTTTTTCTGCGATTTCTTTCGCAATGCCTGAGAGAGTGTAATTCTCCCAAGACTTTGATTTCTTTGTCTGCCTTATCGTACTGCTATAAGGGAGTGATGTTCCTTTAATCGTTACCGTTGCAGGAGGACCTTGAGCTGATACATTGTCAAGCTCAAATTGTCCGCACTCTAATTTTTCCTCCTCGCCGTTGCCCGTCCAATTCAGCCGAGTAATAGAGGCTTGGATTTTCATTCCTTTTCCGACTTCATCCTCTGTTTGAACAGGGGTAGTTTCAGCAACAGTTCCGCCGGCTTTGCTCACTTGGCTTTCAGCAAACCAACCGAGATAACCGACACATATAGGATATGGTACACCGCTTTTCAAGTTCAAATGTGTTATTGAGCCTTTGTAGTTCGTAACATTTGCGCCCGGTTTACCCGTTCCATAACTCGAATATTGCGGTCTGCCCGAAACTGTAACCTCGTCTCCAATGTTCCAATCGGAAGAAGAAGCGGAGGAAGATGTTGAAACGGCAGACTTTTCTCCGCCACCTGTGTATATAGGTTGCAGATAGGACTCGCTCACATATCCCGTTTTATCGGAATATTTGAAATTAGCCCAGCCCTCGTCAATGGACTTTACAGAGATTACCGTTCCGTATGCAAGAGTGCCGAGCGTTTTGCTCTTTTTCTCCTTGCTACTATGAACGGCAACACCGCCTTGTGCGATTACTTTATATTGCTTTTCAACCTCTTCGACCTCACTACCTGCAGCGGCTTGGATAGCAGTATTTAACCAACTTTCAAGCCACAGATTGTCGCGGTCTTGGAGCTTAATCTGCAAATCGTCTGTTTCGTCCTCCTCGTTGTCCGTATAGGTCAACGATAAAAGATATTTACGCAGGGAAGATGTGATATCCGTCCCTGCGAAAAATACCGACATTTCGGCTCGCCTTGCTTGGTCTTTATCACTCATAGGCTCACCTGCTTCCAGGGAGGTAGAGTGTCAGCCGACACCGTTGTTTCAATGTCGGGAATAACAAGCTCAACACCTGCCGAAAAAATATATACTTTGCGATATTGTGTATTGGCATTCATAAGCAAATCGGTGTATTTCACATCTCCGAGCTGCTTATATGCAATACCGTCCCACATATCGCCCTGGATTGTAGTGTATGTTTTACTCACACATAAGCACCTCTCTTTGCATCAATTCCTGCCTCTTCAAGAGCATCAAAAACATTACCGACAACGATATCCGAAAACTCCTGAAATTTACTGTCAATATCATCCGAAGCACCGCCTTGTACTGTGAGTTGCGGAGCTATTGTGATTGTGTACTGTCCGCCCATCTTACCATAAGCGCCAACAGGTTCGACTCTGTTTGTGGCGGATATCGCGCTCATGGCCGTTATGTAGTTTTGGAATAACGGCAAGAAAGAAACAATTTGCATTTCCTCTTGTGCGCCGTTGAGCATCCTCCTTGTTTCGTCAGCAGTATATACGGTTTCACCGCCTCCGAAATACACGATTTCGGGACCTTTTTCACCGACTAAATGCCAACCAGGAGTAGCGTTTTCCGTACCCATAGCGTAACCGGTGCCTGTTTTACCGCCTCCGGTAACACCGATATTGATTGTTGTGCTTGCACTCTGCAAAGCAGTTCTGACTTGGTTTGCAATAGAAAGAGCATTCGCAACTGCGGTAGCTCCTTGTGTGGATATGGTTTCAGCATAGGATGTCATTGTGCTTTTAGCAGCCTCAATAGCTTCCTCGCTCATATCCATCTCCTGCAAGGATGTTTCCATAGTGTTGATTATTTCTTTCATTTGACCGTCAAAGTCAACCTGCCAAGCAGCAACCTCACCTGCAGCCTGTTCTCTTGCAGCTTTTACCTCGCCAACGGTATTAGCGAGCTTTGTTATGGCTTCGGTGTTTCCGCTATCCACCGCCTGTCGTAAACTTGCGGCAAATCCTGCGGCTTCTTCCGTACCGCTTTGAGCGTAAGCCATAATCTCGTTGTAGTTCTCCTGTGTAACACCTAAATCCTCAGCTGATACACCGCGAAGAACATTAACATTGTCAGCGTATGTCTGCCAGAATTTGAGCTGTGAATCAAGCGCTCTTTGTGCGCTTCCGACAGTAGCCTCCATATCGGCTTGCGCTTGGTCGAATAAGCCGTACTGTCCCTCAAAACTTTCCTTTGCCAAGGTGTAGGCAAGCGTATATGTACTTGCCAAGCTCTGCATACTGAGAGACGCGGATGCAATAGCTTCATCAAGAGCGTTCATTGCATCTATGTTCTCTATGGTAATACCGCTTGTTTCTACAATGGTTTTGAGGTATGAATCATAGTCAGCCGTTGCTTGCGCAACTGTGGCAGATGTTTCCTCTATCTGCGTTTTGTATTCGCCAAGAGCAGTATTTGAAGCCTCATACTCTGCCTTTAAACGCTTATATGTTGCTTCGTGAGGATTTGTGCCTCTACCGCCTGAATTTATCCAGAAACTATAAGCTTCGTGTGCGCTCTCGTAGCTTTCCTTTAACGACTCATTGTTTTTCTTTTCAGCAGCATATTGTGCGTTCAAGTCGTCAAGGTGCTTTTGAGCTGCCGCCCTTTCAGCATCAGCATTCATCATACTCTTTCGAGCTTGCTCTGCTTTTGCTAAATTCGCTTGTGCGGTAGCCTCATTTTTCAGCAGTTCCTCAATCTCTCCGAGACCGTCTTTTACATCCTCGTAGTTAAATGCCACACCGGGAAGAAGCTCATTGAGTTCTGCGATAATGGCTTTCATTTCTTCCTGAGATGCCGCTGTTTTATCCGTTTGACTTGCAAGCTCGGACAAACGAGAGATAAGAGCTAAAGTTCTGCCCTCATTTGTTTCGATTTCCTCAACCGATTCTCTGTTCGTGTCAAGGTTATCGTTCCAGGATTCGTTCAGCTCTTTGCTCTTTGCAATGTATTCCTCCAAAGTCTGCTTTTGTCCCTCAAAGGATTCAGTAAGAGATTCAATTCTGTATTCAAGGTAATATGCCTCTTCGGAGGTTTCCTTACCTGCATCACACAGAGCCTTGTATTCTTTTTCAAGGGCTTCAATCTCCGCCTGTTGCTTTTCGGAGGATGCGGTCAGTTTTTCAACCTTTGGCTCTGTACTTCCGGCCATAGTCGCAAGAGAGCCGATAGCTGCAACAAGACCGATTATTGCAGAACCGGCAAGCAAATAAGGATTTGCTTTCATAGATGCAGTGAGCGCATCTGTTGCCGCCTTTGCAATTTTTGATACGGCTATGTAGCCGACCAATGCAACAGTAAACGCACCGACACCAATGCCAAGAGCCGTTACTGCTTTTACAAATTCGGGATTGTTTTTAACAAACTCCGTTATACTGTCGAGCACATCAGAGCCAACTTCCGAGAGTTCCGCCAATGTCGGTGTGAACACATCACCGATTGCGACCTGCAAATTACCGTAAGAATTACGGAGCATTTTGAGCTGACTTTCTGTTGTCGCATATCGTTTACCCGCTTCGATAGTAAGAGCCGTGTTTTCATCCCACGCTTTATTTGCAGTTTGGATTGAATCTCCCAATGTATCAGCAGCCAAGCCGAGACTTTTCAGCATATTGGACTGACGAATGCCTGTCAATCCTAATTTTTCAAGCACTAATACCGTGCTTTCGCCTTGTGCATCAAGACCACCAAGACCGGCTATAAATGCCTGTAATGCTTCAATCGGGTTTGAGTTCCAAGCAGAAGAAAATTCAGCCGCAGTCATACCGGCTATTCTTGCAAATTCTGTAAGCTCTGCGCTCTGTGTTGCAACTGCCGTTTCGATTGCGTTCAGCGTTTGTGCCATTGCAGTACCGCCCGCTTCTGCCTCAATACCAACAGAGGACATTGCAGTAGCAAGCGCCATTATTTCCGCTTCTGTCAATCCTGATATTGTACCGGCAGAGGCAAGTCGCGTTGACATAGCAACGATATCCGCCTCAGTTGTGGCGAAGTTATTACCCAAATCAACAACAACGGAGCCGAGCCTTGAATAGTTGTCTGCAGATGTTCCCGTAATGTTTGCAAATTTCGCAAGGGATGAAGCCGCGTCATCAGCTGAAAGGTTTGTCGATTCGCCCAAGTCAATCATAACTCGGGTAAATGCAAGGACATCATCTGTCGCAATACCAAGCTGACCTGCAGCCTCGGCAACGGAGGCAATCTCTGTTGTTGTTGCAGGGATTTCCGTTGACATATCCTTAATGCCTTGCGTAATCTCTGCAAGTTGTTCGTCCGTACCGTCAACCGTTTTGAATACGCCAGTTATAGCGCTTTCAAATTCGATTGAGGCTTTGACACATTCAACAATTTCCTCCGATATTTCTTTGTAGGCTTTTGCAAGCCCTGCGGCCATAAGTGCCGACTTAGCCGCTTCCAAGGCATCAACCGAAGCTGTGCCGTATTTTCTTGCCCCGTCTGCCACTTCCTCTTGTTTCTTTTTGAGGTCGTTCATTTTAGTGGACAGTTCGGCACTCTCCTTTGAGAGATTATCCGTATCAACTCCCGCATCTTTCAAAGCGTTTCCCATTGTTTCCAATTTGGAGGTTTGGTCTTTGAGTGATGCGGATGTTTTTTCAATCTGTTGTTGCTTCGTCAGTAGCTTATTTTCAAGGGAGGAGGAATATCCTTCGGTTTCCTTAATCTCCTTTTGAATGTTGTCGTACTGTTGTTGCAACACCGCTAATTTTGACCGTGTGGCCTCAACCGCGCTCTGCTGCTTTTGGTACGCAGCTATGTCGGATTGAGTTTTAGAGAGGGCTTGTATCTCTTTCTGCATAGAGGCAAGTTGCTGTTGCGCTTTTGAGAATGTTCCGCTAAATGTACCGCCCAACTGTGCGTTGAGCTGAAATAGCATCTCATATTCTTTTCTGCTTGCCATTTATAGCCCCCCTTCGGGTTATGAATTATTTTGCCGTTCGCGGATTTCTGCCTCTATTTCGTTGTTGGCTTTTATCCAGGTTATAATCTCTGAAAGAGAGAGGGAGAGCCAAAACGATACAGGGGTGTTATTGAGTCGCGACATTATAAGGCATTGTTTACGGAGCCATAAGCCACCGTCACCGATTACAATGCCAGACCCATTAAAAAAGAGCGTGCTTTTCCGCGAATCTTGTTATAATCACGCAATGACATAGCGCAGAGAACATCCGAGCCAATTTTTTCGGTACACGCTTTTGCCGCAAGACGAATAAGATACTCGCCCGAAAATTCGGGAGTGATAACCACTTTTCCGAGCGCTGCAATTTCGCCCTCGATTGCAAGGCTATCAGCACCGGTTAATTTATCCCATTCAAAAGTAAGCTCCTCGTAGGTTTTTTCCTCGTAGGTGAAAGGCTTTGCAAATTTGTGAACATACACACTTTTGCTTTCCTTTGCTTCCTTTTCTGCAACTGCAAATTCCTCTGCATCTATAATCTCTTCGTTGGTTATATTGGTTTTCTTTGTATTTTCGCTCATTTCGATTACTCCTTTACAAAATTAGAATTATAGCCCGAAACACTTTTGATGTGCTCCGGGCTATTGTGTTTGATTATTTACCGAGTGCGCTTCTGGTATCTGCCAGGTAGTCAACACCGTTGATGTAGCACTTGAAATTGAGGGGGTCAATTTCTCTGTACTTTTTGCCATCAATGTATGTAGCCCAATAACGCACTGCATATTCTCCGGAACCGTCTCCCTGAGATGCAGGTGCAATACTGCCGCCTTTGTCGACCTTAGGCTGAACAACAAGGATATGCTTAACCGCTCTTGTTTCGATTTCGCCCTTTGTTGTGTTTTCCTCCTGCTGAGCTACACGCAAATCAATAGTATGTCTGCGAGGCTCGGAGAGCTTAATGCTCTGCTTGGTTGTGGTGCGGAAGTTAAGGCCAAGTGTCATTGCATCAAAATGACCTACAATGACAGCCTCAACATTTCCTGCAATACCTGCGCCTGAAATGCTCTGTGTGAGAGCGGTCAAGTCAGGCAGAGTTGCCTTTGCAAGACCGACATACTCACTGCCATCTTCATATACGGCAAAGTTAATAATAGCTTGATCCATTATTCAATCCCTCCTTAACCTAATGCGCTCTGGATGTAGTTGACATCATACTCTGTAACAAAGTCGATTTCCTGTGCAGGAGGCGGAGGCGCAATGTATGTGTGAATCTTAATCTTACCTGCCATAAGGTCAGTAAGCGGATTTTCACTTTCAAGCATTTCACATCTCGCTCCGTACAGATAGCCTTTGCCGACAAGACCGTTCATCCAAATATTAGCCGTATCAAGTACGGTATCAATCAGGCGACGGTTCATCGGGTCGTCAACATTCTTCCAGAAAGTTTTTACCAAAGTGTTGTCTATCCACTTGAACATACGAGAAACAGGGATGAAATAATCTTTTACATCCGTATTTGCAGGATAGCAAGCGGTATAGTTACCCCAAGCAACCCAACCGTTGAAGAAATTAAGCGCCGTTACAACGCCGTTTGCATTCAAGGTGTTTGCCTGTGCAAGAGTAAGGTTGACCTCTGTGCCATCCTCCAAAACAAGACCGTCAATTTTGAGGCCCTTGTTAGAGGGTGATTCATAAGGACATCCCTCGTTCTCACTGTCGATTGTTGCCATAGAGCCGGCAAGCTGAGTTGACATATGGAATTTCTTGTCGCCAAGTTTTCCCATAGGCCAACAAGCAATCTGCTCACTGTCAACGATATTCGCATCCGTCTTTGCTTCGAGGACTTTGTCATAAGATGTAGCACCGGTGTTGGAGCTATCAATATCACAAAGAGCCTTTGCTTTCAAAATGCCGTTAATGTTAGTGGCTTTTGTAGCCATTACTGCAGCTACGGTTGAGTCTTTGGAGAAGCCAGGTGCAAGAAGCAGGTCGGGAACAACCCCGATTTTTGTCAGGCACAATTCTACTCCCTCAAATCCGTCTGCTACATCTGTAGCTGATACATTGGTGGCTACAACCTTTGTATATGCCACACTTGCATTAGCTGCTTCGTAAACGCTTCCGTCAGCAAGGAATTCGATTACAAGATTTTCACCGTCATAATAGGTGCTGTAATCGGAATCGAGCACATACGCGTCACCCTGTTCGCCTGTAGCTTTGATTACAAGAGTGGCGTCATTGATTGCCTCGATAGGCAATTTGATTTTGTGAGCTGTTACGGTCATATCTTCCGCTGCCACAGTTTCTTTGTTGCCGTTCTTTGTTAAGTCGAGCACATTACAGAAAATGACAGGCTGACATCCGTACAACTTAAAGTGCGAATACATAACCTCGCACAGTGAGTATTTTTCCCAGTCATCAGAATAACCGAGAGCCGCCACTGCTTCATCCCAACCTGTGCAAAGAACAGGCACACCTGCTTTTGCGGGATTGGTGGCGGACTGAACAGGTGCTGTACCTACAACGAAAGGAACACCCGATTCTGCAACTACGGGAGTGCTTACGCTTGTAGCCTGTTCGGTTGCATTAACACCGTGATTTACCATTTTGTTACCTCCTTAATTTTTACCCGACATCTTTTTGTAGTTCACATAAAGGATGTTTCCGGGCGTTTTTACTTTGATTCGGTCTTCGGACAATGTTTTGTCCGTTACAACAAGAGTCTTTATAAGCGGATATTTCTTTATCGCATTTTCAAGCCCGGCAATTACCGTTGCTTTGTCTCCGCGATAAATAGTTCCGCTCTGTATTACTCCTGTTATAGTAGGACCGAGATATACACAAAAACCGTCGCTCTGGACGGTGTTTGGTTGAATAGATTTTTTTGTCTTTTTAGCGCTCATAATACTACCTCTCTTTTTACAGTTGGCATTTTCCAAGTGGAAATCATTTCGCCTGCATAAAACGGAGCTGTGTCATCAGGATAGATAAGCCTTTCAAGCCCCGCGTTTATGTCAAGGGTAAACTGATTTCCGACAGTTCCGGCTTTCAAAAGAGCAATGCGCATTCTCTCAACGAGATTTAAGAGCATCAAACCGCCCTCTTCTTCATTCTCGTTGTAAACGCAGAAAATACTACGGACCTTTGTTTGCGATTCCGTTGTATCTTTTCCTGTGATTACCTGATGAATGATGTAGGGCGCTTTCTTTGTCGCTGACCCACTGTCCGGCAAACGCATCTTGTGTACTACGGCAGCACGATAAATCTGCTCTGTATCACCTTTTTGCATTTTGGTCGGCATTATGAGGTCTTTTGTAGCCTCTTCTGTGAAAGCCTTTAATTGTTCAAGTAAGATTACAGCTGTCATAATTAGCCTCCCCATCCATTAAGAACACGCAAGATTTCGTGTTCTATTCTTGATTCGTAGGTTTCAAGGATTGTCTGTTCCATTTTCTCAATGACCTGCTCGTTTTGCATCATATGACCGGTAGAGGGACCGTATTTCTGTTCCACAGGGAAGCGGGGCGCACCTACACGCTCAAACACTGCCGTTTGTCCGAATATTCTCGCAACAAAAGCGTGTTCAAGGGAGGCGGCGCCACCGTTTCTTTTTACCTGTGTCTGCACATGGCCGTCGCGTGAGAATTTTGTGTTAAAGGTCAAAAGCGGTAACACGCTTCCTGCAAACGATATCTGCATACTTGCAACACCGCCAGAATCTCCACTAACGCGTGTCTTTTCGTTGACATTGTGCATAAAGTCACCTTTTGAAATGGTGTACTCAGCTGCAGCAAATTGTCCTGCTTTTGTTTTGGCGGTATCACCGGCACGCTTCAATGCGGCAGAGGTCGCTTTGAACACTCCACCGGGAACACCTGCAAGAAGTTTGTTCACTCTATCTAAACCTTTGCCACCGACTTCATCTATACGAATAACACTCATTCGTCAATCGCCTCCAATTCCACACGCAACATACCAAGTTCGCATACTGAAGATGCAACATAGAATTCGCTGAAATATCCACCTCCGCCCTCTGTGTGGTTTATCTTTATACGCGTACCCTTTTCGGGCTGATTTCCGCCGAGGTCAGATTCCTTGCAATGCAACACAGACGACACAAGGTACAATCCTTGTGAATGGTCGCCTGATGTAACATTCTGCGCTCTGTCCTCTTGCTTCAAACCTTTTAGCACGATAGGAATATCGGTATAGGTTACACCGTCATAGATTACGGTGCGTTTTTCAGCAAATTCATTTGTATTCATAAACACTTTGGCATTGTCCGCTATTACCATATCCTTGAAGTTGCTCATACAACAGGAGCCTCAGGAGAAATGTCGGGAGGGTTTTCGCCGTTTTCGTCATCAGCCGGAGCAGATACCTCTACGGCAACGATAGCCTGAATATAATCGTCCTTGACTTTCATTTTGGATGTGTCAATTCCCATACCGTCAGCAAGAGCTTTAAGCTCCTTGTTTGTCATTTCGCGGAGCTGTTCAGCATCCAAATGACCGACAATTTCATTTTCGCCCTCATTTTCGCCGTTAGAGCCGTTTTCGTCATTAGACGGGTTTACACTTGGGGGGTTGGTTTCTTCGCCATTTCCGCCCGTTGCAACGCCCTCTGTGATGATTTCTGCGACACCAAGAGAAACTAATCTCTTTGCTTCGGCATCTTCAAGCTCAAAAGGCTCACTTGTAAGGTCTTTCGGGACAATGCGACCTTTTATTTTGCATCCGTATGTACCGGATATAATTTTAACTGTAAGCATAATAAACTCCTTTCTCTGCCGTTAGGCTATTAACCTACTACATTGGCAGCGTAAATGTAAGGACAGTAGTTCTTCGGAGCAGCAAGAGGTCTTGCACCAAGTCTTAACTTTCTTGTGTCTTTGTCCTGGTCAAGCACAAACTTAGAAACACGCTTTGCAGCGTATGTCTTATAGTCTGTTGCGCCGTAATCAATCTGCGAAATCTGTCCGTACATCATATGTCCACATCCAGGAGCGGTAACCATAGCGGATGTTGCAGGGAAGTATTTCTCTGTAACATTGTTATCGTTTACAAAGGTTTCGTTTACGCTGATAAGGTTAAGCATAAAGCCACCGAAATTAAGCGTACCCATATAAACAACACCGGGATAAGGGCTGAGCTGCTGACGGATTTCACCGATAATGATTCCGCTGTTCTTGTCAAGCAATTTCTGTACCTTTTCGTTGTCGAGGATTGCCGAAGCTGTATCTGTACCAAGTACAAGGTCAGCCGCAGGAAGTCCGCGATTAGAAAGCATAGTACACATTGCCTGAACATCACCGAAAATGTCGCCGCTTGCAGTGTCCCATTTATTTGCAACGGTGTATGTATGCTCTGTTGCATTATCATAGAACTTGATAATTCTTGATTCGCCAACGGTGTTTGCATCAAGATATTCCTGAATTGTACAACCATTGTTAATCATTGTCTGCACTGCCATCCATTCCTCACGGCGAGCAATGCGAACATCAAGCTCGGAAAGGTCTTTAAGCTGAAGCTTTGCAGCTCTTTCAGCAGGTGTGCTGCCATTGAAAAGAGCCTCACCAAAACCACGCTTTCTAAGGTCATCAAGCGTAAGAAGTCTTGACGGTGCGATATAAGCGGGCTGGTATTCGTGAATCTCGTAGCCTCTGCGGTCAACAGGAATGTCGCCTACACGGGGAGCTACGAAACAAGCCATTTTTCTGTCGCCTTTCATATACTCAGTGAGTACCTTGTCGGCTGCGAAAATGTCCTCGGCGCCTGTGGGGAAGTATCTGTCGCGGAAGAAAGAAGCCTGCGGCACGATTTCCTCTGTAATCGCCATAAGGACATAGTTATCAAAAAAGTTTAATTCTGCCATTTCTGTGTACCTCCTTAATTAGCAGCAGATGCGGCCTTGAACACAATTCCATATTTACGGAGACTGTCGTAGTCTGCGGATGTCATTGTGTAGCCCTCTGCTACGATTGTTTTTGCTGTGTTAAAGCATCCCGCGGTATATACAGTTGCAATAACATCTTCGGATGTTCCGACAACGATATCATCACAAAGGATGCAGTCAGGAGTAAGTGTTTCATTACTTCCCGCAGTTGTACCAAGTACAACAAGTTTTCCGTCTCCGCCTGTGCCGGAGCTCATTGCAAGAATTGTACCTCTCGTGAGAGTGGTTTCTGCAGACAGTTTACGAATGGTCTTACCACGGACTTCTACTTTTGGAGTAACATCAGCAATTAAGCCGTCATACTCCATTTCGCCTACTTTTCTTGAAAGTTCAGACATTTCTTATTCCTCCTTCTTTCCGAGAGCCTTTGCTACTGCAGCTTTTGCATTAGCCTGCTTCTGCTCGTCTGTTAATTCTGCACCGTCTGTCGGGTCAACCGGTTCTCCCGGAGCTGCACCAACATCCGCCGCACCTGATGCGCCTGCATCATCTTCAAGATTAGCCATAAATGTCTGGCCGTTTTTTGCCGCCTTTTTTGCAGCGCGGAATGCAAGCTCCTGTGCAGAACAAGCATCCTCACCATACTTGGCGGACTGAACAAGCTCGTTGTCGAACAAAGAAGCGACTTCGTCAATTTCTGCGAGTCTGTTTCTCTCGTCCTGAACGGCTTTTTTGACCGCGTCTGCATTATCTGCACTTACAGATGCACGAATGTCATTCTCCATCTGTGCGGTCAGGTCCGGAAACTCTCTACGGAGTTCCTCAACTGTGTTTGCCATAGTTATTCCTCCTTCTGTGGCTGCAGGGGTTGCCTGCTGATTAGAATTTATTGTCATATCCGAAGCTGATGCATCGGGATTGACCGTTGGAATGTGGTCGGGTGCAAACATACCGGGAGTAAGGTGCATCTGCCGACCTTTTACAAATAGCGTGCGACCGTCAGCACTTGCGGCAATGTCAAGAGGCTCTGCATCTTCCATAAGTTCATCAGCAAAACCTTTTTCCAAAGCTTCTTTGCCTGTCATATAGGTCGTATCTGCCATCATATGTGAAAGCACCGTTTCTGTAAGATTGGTCTTTCTTTGGTAAATTGATATCTGCGATTTGTCGTACGCATCATTTGTCTTTGCCATATTACGCAATTCGTCCGCATTGTAGCCACCAAAGAGGAAGCACCAACACTTGTGAATCATAATAAGGCTTGACGGATTGACTTTTACTGTGTCGCAGGCACACATAATAAGCGAGCCTCCCGACATAGCAACACCGTCCACGATACAAGTGAGCTTTGTTCCGTTGTTTGCAAGCTCTCTCAATCTGTTGTGAATCAAAACAGATACACCCGCATCTCCTCCGCAACTGTTCATACGGATAGTGATGTTTGAGCATTTTTCGACCTGTTTCAAGTCCTCCAAGAACTCACTTTCGATTATGTATTGTCCCTCAATGGGGTCGCCCCACCAATCTGTGGGCTGTTGCTCTACTATATCACCGTACATAGTTATTACGGCACTGTCGTTGTCAACGGTTGCCATTGCATAACAAGTACGCTGAATGTTTACTGCAAATGGTTTACTCATTGTCTCCATCTCCTTCGTCATCAGAATTCTGTATCTTCACGGGCTGATTTGCGCCCGCCTTGCTTAACATCTCATTTTCAAGAGCCAACTGTTCGGCATTCTCCGTCCAATCACCACCGCCAAGCTCTCTTGTAGCCTGTTCGTGAGTTTTAATACCCTTGTTGATAAGGAGAATTTGCGCCTCGGCTTCTTTTTTCGGGTCAAGCTGTCCCTGAATAGGTCCTCTCCAATTCGCGCCACACCAAGCCTCGCGAACAAGCGGATCATCAAAAAATCCAGGTGCCTTTATTCTACCGATTGCAACCGCTTCCGCAAGCCATATTTCATAAATGGGCTGACACATA